TTTCATGACTTTGACATCGATGGACACACTGGGAAGATTCTCTTTCAGGCTCCCAGTCTAAGAGATCAATTGGAGAAGGAGCTCGATGTGAAGCTACCTGCTGATGCAGAGCTACACAGCAAGCCCAACCTCGACATTGAGATCTTTGACAGAGAGTACTACACTCCCAGAAATAAAGTAATATGAACGATAAGATTAAAGAACAGCTTGGGGACTGGTGGCCGGTCCTCAAGCCAATCTTTAACAGCCAGAGATTCATGTCTCTGCGTGACGCTCTTACAACTGAATACAAAAATAA